AATCTCCAATATCAAATACAGGATTAAATCCTGTATGACCTAATACACTATTAGCTGAAGTATTTAATTCACTTCCAGTTTCAATATCATCTATCTGTTTATCCGTGAGATATTCATAAAAAAAATCGATCACCTTACCTATAGGCTCATATGAATATTCAACAATAATATCTGAGTCCTCAATATGATGACTATCGCCTGACCTTATAGTAAACAAATTCAATGGATTTACTCTCCTCAAAATAGGTTCTCCAGATACAATATCTGCACAATATATCTCTTCACCTGCAATTAATGCATCAGTAAACCCCTGGTTGAACTTTAATTTTAATTCTTGCTCATTATATAAATACGTAAGTATTCTTGTAGCATTCAGCTCTCTAAGATCCTGATATTCATAATTCAAATACTTATCTAAACTTCTTAATTCATTCTGCAGATCCTGCTCACTCATTGCATTACCTTTTATCTGCTCCATAAGAAGACCCATAATTTTCTCCTTCTTATGTTTCTCCTTATCAGTAATAGCACTATCATTTACCGATCTTATTCTCCATTCGAATTTCCTTTTGAATTCTTCACCAATAAGTAAATCCACTTTAGGATTAGCTATAGGATAATTCTGCATTTTAGCAGGGAAGGTGGCATTCTGAAGATTCATCGGATTACATACCGATTGCATATCTTTCTGATCCAGTATATCATTATACAGATCGTAATTCACCTTCTTATTATATTGAGATTGTCTTATTCTGTTATCCTTGAACACTGTAAAATTCTCTGCAGAATCCATACAGTCCTTCATCCATTTTTTACCTTTCTGAGAAGTAGCTTTTTTTTGTGAAGGGAAAAATGTTGATGCTTGTGGTCCGTTCATAATCTTTTTTATTTACACAATATTAATCAAAAATTGAAATTTTTATGTTCCAAATATATTTCTGTTATAGCCATAATTCTTTTTAAAAGGTCTGTCCCAAAAAGAATCGCTTGCTATACTTTTTATCTTCTTTTCTGTTTCAATTACGTGTTGTACTCTTTCTTGTTTCAAAATAAGTACCATACCCAATGCAGAAACCCTATCAAAGTTACCATCTTTATTCCAGTAAATTAATTCTTTCAATAAAGGAATACACCTTATCTTCTGTAGATTCATAATATCTTCATCATCAGGTGTTGGTGATATTAACCATTGCTTAATAAGTTCTCTTGCCCACTTATTAATAGCTACTGTTGCAGGTGTTCCTTTCTTCCTGCTCATCATACTTGAACTCATCATCTCTCTATCCACTAATATTTCAGGAGTATCAGCCAATAAATGCAATGCATTCACTTTCTTAAAATAATTGAACATTCCTCTAAGTGCATTCTCATAATTACATTCTGCATTATAAAACATCAATAATCTTTTCACATTCTCATAATACTCATCTGCCGTAGCTGGTCTACCAGTATATTCAGCTACAATTCTTTCAGTCAGTACGTTCATTATAAATGTACTTCCCAACGACGTAGTCTGTGACTCATCGTGATCGTAGGGGTCAGTTCCACCAATATACATTCCATTAGGAATTTTTTGCTCATTATTCCTATAAGGCATTTCATATATAACAATAGCTCCTTCTAAATTCTTATTATCTCGCATAGGAAAATTCATTACTGGTCTTGCATCACTATCCAGTCGCCATTCTATTTGTTTTGTTTCTGCATTCATTGCTAAACTTCCAACCCATGCACTATCAATATACTTCTTCCTATGGATTTCAAGTTCTGATTGTTGAGTCTTCAAATCATTAACAGGAAATATAGTTCCCTGCCATCTCATTACTGCTTCTTGCGGATTAAATGGTTTTTCCGCTAAATACTGATCATACGCTGTAGCATTACTTGAATTATCTTTTACTAATTTCCTTTCCTTCTCTTCCCATACCTTTGCTTTCTCATTATCTGAATTCCCATACTCATCATAACAGAACTCATAGTTCATATCTACAGGAATAAAAAATCCACAATCCGTATTCTCTCTACCCTTATCCCATATATTTCCACTGGATACTGGATGAACATTATACGCTTTAGGATAATAAAACAATTCTTCTAATGCCTCAAAATTTGCATCTTCCGTACCACCTGTACCAAATGCTATCATCAAACCAAATGTAACTTTACCTTGCTCCATCGAAGGTCTTGCTACCTGCCATGCCTTTAGTAGACCTGGGAATTTACCTGCTTCTTCCCACAAAATAAGTTTACCTCTTTTCCCCCTAGCCTTATCAGGATTATCTTTCAGCGACACTCCAATAATCTCACTCTTATATCCAGTTTCGATCTTCACTCCATTCCCATCATTCTTTTCATAGCTCGCCCTTTTATGCTTTTCACTATTCTTAAATTGCCGCCTTTTAGCCCAAGGAGTATTTGCATCTAAAAAATCCATGATATCCCAAGCCTTATTCAATAGTCCGTCTGACAATAAATATTCCCATTCGCCTGCCATTGCATAAGACTTGGAACCAGGAATCAAAAAGTAATTCCTTGTTAACATAGATCCGCCTTTAAATGAGTAACCACGCCCTCTGCTTTTTAAAACAGAACCATGACTTCCTGCTCTCTCCGCCTCATCTAAATAATGATAGTAATAATAATCTCCATCCCAGAATTTAGGGAAACTCTTAAACCTCTTACCTTCAACTCTACCTTCTTCTGTTCCTTCAGCTAATGCTTCCACAATAAAAATAGGTGAGTAATTTAAATAGAAATAAAAATATCCAGGTATCCAATCATATCCAACATTATACCCTTCAATACATCTTCTCTTCTCTTCCTTCCAGAATCTCATGAACTGACTATTAGGATGTCCATTAGGTACAGCATTTGTATATTTACCAAATTCCTGATAATGTAATGCTGATTCCCTGAACGTATCTATCCTTGAGGAAAATACTCTCTCAGAATCAAACATCTTTATCTTACTCCTATCAATACTCATATATCATCATCCTCAAAATATCCTTTTTGTCCTCCACCTCTAATTGTAGAAGCATCCATCTTCTCCTTTTTTACCTCATCTTCTAATTCCTTCAACCCTTTAATAACTCCACCAATCGCCTTAAGATTACTTGTCAGATCATTCGCCCTATAAATAGGTTTATCATTCTTATCCAATGCAGCCAAATCCACTTCTCTAAAATAACCTCTCAACTTATTCACTGCTACCTTTGCGTCCTGTAGTAGCAACATAGATGTGGTCATTGTCATTTCTTGATATCGTACAATAGCTAATTTTATATCTTCAATCGTTATCCATTCTAATTTCATATCTAAATCATTCACTATCTTCTCCTGCCTGTCATCTTCAGTATACTTAGCATACGGTGATTCCCAATCACAAAAATAATATACATACGAAAGTTGTTGCTTTACCTTCTCCTTACCTTTGGTCTTATCCTTCTTCCAAAGTTCCTTAAACTCCTTTACCATCAATACTTCTGGAGTTATCTTAATCTCATCTCCTACAATTTCAAATATTCTCATTCTTCTTTTTCCTCAATTCATTCAACTTCTTTAATCTTCCCCTCTTCACCGCAAATATCCCAAAGTACATAAACCTTACATTCTTAAAGCTATCCATATCATCACGCTCCGCATCCTTCATCGTCTTAGTAAGTAATCCAAAATACGAGTAGACCATCTTCTGAACATCATCTTCGTGAAGACCATGATCATTAGCTATCCTTTTAATCAAGTCCTTAACTCTCTTTTGAATAATCATATATAGTCAGCTTTATTCTATGAAAGTCCCTACCAATAGATATCTCATAATCACACCTAGTATCTGGATACTTACTCTGCCACTCCTCTATCAGCTCCCTGTATTCCATATACCTATCCATAACTTCCTGGATATTCTCATTTTCATATACCCTAACTATCCTTTTCGGAACCATTCATTGTACTTTTAAAATCAAACTTAAAGGTCAGCTTGTGTACCTTCTTATCATGATATATCTGAAAACCTTTTGCAAGCTTATTACCCAAAATAACCTTTTTATTCCTAAGTTCTGAGAAATTGTTATTCAGTACGTCCAATGATATGTTCAATTCCTTTGCTATCTTAATCTTAGTATCATAATCAAATACTATCTTAAACCTAATACTCTCCTCCAGGTCTTTGTATTCATTATTATAATACATCAGTTTAGCCAATACATCCAGCTCCCTCTTTCTAAGCTTTATTATCGGATTGATCAGCTCTACATAATACCTATAAAAATTATCCGCCTTTACGTCAATGGGAATTACCATCAAATTACTTTTTACCAAAGATAATACATTTCATTAGACCATCAAACAACATTTCATACCTCATGTGGATTATGACTAAAAAAATAAAAAATAAAAAATAAAAAATGATCCTAATATTGAGTGTGTGGACCATCTACTTCAAAGACCCTGGCTATCTCTCGCCTTGGGAACTCCCCCTCGGTGTAAAATTGAGATATTTTGAAATTTACAAAGGTTAGCACAATTTTCGAAGAGTACGGAGTCGAGGAAGTTGGGCTATATAAAAGCAACGGTACAGACGCTAAAGACAAGCCAACTGTACGGTTCGCAGGCTCCGATAAGAATAACAAGATTATGCTAATAACCAAGAAGACCGACAATGATTTCGGTACTGCAAAGGATTGGCTTAAGATTGTTAAAGAAGATGCAATGTACTGTTACAAGGCTCCCGAAAGGGACCAGCCTGTAGACAGGAACGAGCCAATCCTCTTCTACGTGACTAACAAGTCAGAAATGCGTGAGGCAGACATCCTTGTTAGCTTCAAGTAAAATAACATACACTCCACTACGTGGGGTGTATTTTTATTTTAGTTGTTGTTCTGAACGAGTACAGTACGCAAAGCCTTCAAGTCCATAGGTAGTAATACCTTGGGGACAATAGTATTAACATTGCATACACACATAATACCACGAAATAGGTGATAGCATTTCCGTGTACTATAGTGTTTATCATTCATATAACCCAAGACTATGAAAGATACTTATATTATCCTAAATGGTGTTCTAACTCTGTTATCAAACACCATTAATTCTAATTCGTAGTTGAATTAGGTACAAATAGTGAACAATAGTAGCTGTTTGTTAAAGATACTAATCCTAACCTGAGTGGGCGCACTTAGACAACTGAAGAGTTGTTGTGAAATAGAGTGTGGCCCTAGGGTTAGGTATTCCTTTTAAAGCAAGATTTAAGATGTGGAATTCATCTATTGGCTCCTTGACCATTCAGCCGTTACATTCGGTAATAGATAGGAACTTGCTTTGTTAGGTATTCCTAATGAGTTAAAATTTCACAGGCGTAACCAATCGTATAGTGTTAAGTTAGTTGAATGATACTAACAATTGATTGATTTAGTGTGTGAGTGCGTGGCATAGTCCATTCACTCACACATTTTACTTATTTTCTAATCCGCTATTTACTATCTTATTGATATTATATAGCCTTAATTAATTAACCCAAGAAACAATGAATCCAATAATTTACGTATCGGAAGACATTGCATTAGACTTCTCAATGAAGAACAATTTTTCACCAACAGTAACAGTAGAAGAGCTTGTAGAAACAATGAAAGCTCACGGTTACAAAGTAATACTAAGCTTTGTTCACCCAGCAGTTGGTAGAATTGTAAAAATGGAAAGGAGTATGCAATGATTATTTATTATCTTATAACACTTGGACTTAAGATCAAGTTCAATAGAAAGAATTAATTATCGAGAGGTTTAAGAGTGCAGTACGAACTCTGCAATAATTACCTGAGTCTGATCAACTCAAAACTCTAAGGTTTGTGAAGTATAGTAGCACGCCTTGAACGACTAAGGTTGTAAGAACCTGTGGACCTGTCCTTGACGTGGCAGGTCGGAACAGGCACCTT